GCTTTACCTCAATAAACAAAAGTAAACAAGTAATGTTAAATTGCTTGGGAATGACAACTTTAAGTCTGTTCCTAGCAGTGTGTGTGTAATAAACAGTTTAAGAAAAGTTTTGATCACATGCGACATTAAATGTCATTGTCGTGACCAGGGGCGAGACATCTGGAAATTCAGCGACTCCGCGGATATATTGTTCCCAAAGTCTTCGGAGTACGTGGTATGGTCTTAAATCTAAGTTCATTAAAACTATGGATCCTAACTTACCAAACATATCATCTAGCTTTGTACATTGAACTTTTACATCATGTATGATGCTATCATAATACTCTTTGTCCCAAAGACCAGCTTCCAAGATAACTCCTCTAAATAGATCAGTTAATTGCTCGGGGGTTGTGTCCGAGGTGAAATGAAGTTGTCTATTTATAGAAGATTTCTTAAGAGCGGGGAACACTAAACCGGTTTTCTTGTCACGGTTCATTAGACGAGAACAAAACGTTTCCTCTTCAGCTAAACCTTTATTTGAAGGGGTCAACTTGAATCCGATTTCTTTGAAATACTCACAGAGATCATCAAATGACATATTGAACAAATGATTGAATTTTGCCCAATTGTCATCTCCTACAGTAACAAGACGATACCAATTAATAAGTTGGTCATTCGAAATATCATCGATATCGTTACCCTGATCTGACAAGCGTCTAAACATCGCATAAACGAATGCAAAATGGTTTGCATAATCGTTCATGGGAAGTGTATCCGCCTGTCCAGATAGGTTACCTCTATTGGCAATAAAAATCGAACCTTCCATCAATTGGATAGATCGAATCATACCTAGGGTTTCACAGAAGAATCTGTTATAATTTTCCTCTGTCTGATCTTTCTTGGGTAATAAAAGAAATCGGGTTCCAGTATATTCCATAGCAATCCGAATGAGGATGGATTTATCGAATCTACTATAATCTCCAAATACCTCAGTACCATCAATTTCATCGAGGTAGTTTCTCATTTCAGTAGCTTCAACGTAGATGTTAGCACCTCCACGAGCTACACATTTAGAACGATTGAGAAACTGCTTCCACATAAGATGGCGAGTCAATCTAGCACGAAGAATGATGCGGTCTGTATCAACGGCTTGGAACAAACGTGTGCCTCCTTTGCGAACTTTTTCGATGGGAAGAATTTCCTGTTTTAAACAAGCTTTCGCAGCGGAAGCACAGATGTGTCCCTTACCCATCGCATCCCAATACATGTCGAGGGTCCGTTGAAGATATGCTCCGGATGGTTTATCTAGATCGGGTACATAAAATGGTTGTTGATCTTCCTTCGCAATGTTCTTGAAAGCATCACCTTTAGTTTTATCACCAAAAACTTTGGTGAAGACAGCACCAGGTGATGTTTTCATGTCAAGGCCTCCTGCATAAGGAAATACAGGATCCTTGGGGTTGCGAACTCCATTTATAACTTGTCCAGTAGTAAGAATTTTACATTCTCCATACTTTTCTTTCATGTACCAAAGCATATAGTCAACCGTACGTTTCCAACACTTTTCATCAATTGGTCGTTCAGAGGTAACGGTTTCTTCACCAAATTTCTTCAGCTGAGTAAATCCTATAGAATGACGTTGTTTAATAGGATTCCAATAGAGTTCAGACTTATCAATAACTGCTTCCGGAACTTGTGGAGCAAAATCCGAATCGCGTTTATTAATGAGTCCTTCATCCCCCAACATGATCTTGTGGGGCTTATTTCGCGAAGAATCACGGAGAGAAGGTTTTCCCCCCCATGATTCTATATTATCAGCTAAGAAACCATCTACTTTACAATCATCCAACATGGACTTGATTTCTGGTGTAATTAACATAGGTTCTCCAAAAGATGTTATTTGTTCGAGCCCAGGATAACTATTAGCAGAAGCCACGTTCATGTCTTCTTGAGTGTACCAAGAAAAGAGTAAACGACATTCTCGTCGAAGATAACCATTATGAAAACCGCCTATCTTTATTTCATTACCACATAAAAACAGGCATGGTAATCCACAATCTCCTTCGCGTATAAATTGAGAGTTGAATGTATAGCCAAAAGGAACTAGTTCTAAATCATTTTCACAAAATTTCCAATTAGATTCTAAGGGATCAGCGTAAGTTTGGGGAACTATTTTATAAGTTTTGATAGAGCCTTGGGTGACTTTGACATCTCCTTTGTACCATTGGACAAAGCCTCCAATAGTAGCATGTTCTAATTCAGAAAGAGGTGCAAATTTCTTAGAAATATCGGGGAAATTTTCTATTTTCTTATCTACCAATTCTAAGAAAACCATGTCACGCTTTCTATTTATAGATTTGACTGTGGCAAAACATGTAAAGGGATTGCCTTTGTAATCGAAACGAACTTCTACTAGTTCCTTTTCGGCGTCTTCTCGAATAAGATGGGCGACGGAAATAATGGTTTTACCCTTAATGGCAAATCCATGGGCTCTCCCAAGAGATGTGTGTACTTGGACAAGATTCTTTTCCAATTTCTTGGCAAAGTCCATGAATAAATCATTATCGGGTGCAATAGCCTTAAGAGTACGAATAGCATTACTTTCTACTTCAGCTAAAATTTGACGTTTCTTTTTACAAGTCCTACAAAGAAGTGGATGACCTATACCTACTCTAGTGTGTGAATGACTAAAGGTAGAACCACATTGGCACTTATGCATATGATGAAATTTCATGGGGGAGTTAGGAAAACCGGAATGATTTTCATCGAGTTCTCCTAACGCCACCTTCGTCTTCATATACGTACCTTGATCATCAGATTTGTGAGCACCATTCTTTGTGGCTGGTTTACTCATAGCATGAACAGGTGTAATATGTCTCCAGTTATTGTCGGAGTCAGCGGCAGTATGAGTACCTTCTGCAGCTTCCCATTGATTATGGAACATGCCGCTAGCAAGCTGTTGAGTATGCGCAGCCTGACGATAAACAGGCTTCTGGCGATCTTCCCGTTTTCGGACAAAGCGATCGTTAAATTCTTCATTGCTATTGGGTGCAGCCCATCCAGACAATTGTTGTGATTGACGTTGATAAGGTATAGAACCGTCAACACGAGCTAGATTATCAGCGTAATACTGATATTCATCATCTGAAAGTGTTCTTTTGGTGCGATTAGATTTTGGATGTCGAGCACCATTTGATTCAATCTCAGTTTCGACGTTAGCAAAATACGTTCTATAAAGAGCATATCCTGCTATCATCAAAGTACCAATAGCAACTAAGGATAAAACAATAGGCCAAAGTGGAGAACTAGATAATTCGCTAGTAGTTTCTGCAACAGACTCTTGACGAGTGATGTCGTAGTAACGACCAGCCATTAAATTAGCCCACTGTGGTTTTAATTGTCCAAAAGCATCGAAACAGTGATTTCTAACGGCTTCTACCATAATCAGAGGTATGGTACCGGAGTAATTTCGGGCCAATATATCTACAAGCTCTTGTTCGGTAATGGTAATAGCTGTACGTCCATACCAAACTTCATATTTATTAGAATGAATATTGTGTCGTACGTTAACTTCTACGTCTGTAGTTTCGGGTATATAAATTAAACCATTAACTAAATAGGCGCGATAATCACCCGCTGTTATAGAAATATTAACAGAAGTTCTTAATCTAATCAACCTGGCTAATAAAGATGTTAAAATGTAATCAGCGTCGTCTTCTGCGGCATCCATTTTCATAAGAAATGATTCTGGATCTACTGCACCTGTTAATTCAGATACGTCTCCAACAATATTGAATCTAACAGTGTTATGGGTGCCAGCAAAAGCTTTTATAATTTCGGCACGATTCTTTATGCAATTTAATAATTCTAATTTATTAGCAGCTCCTATCTTAATAGTATACGGAGCTACGGGGGGTTCTCCGTGGATAACTACATCTTCTGATTGACGGGATATAAATTCACGAGTTTTCTGAAAAATTAATTCGTCTACAATAGATCTAGAAGAAGTCTTACCATCTAATAAAATTTGAGCAGGATTTAAGGTAATGCAAGAAGAAAATCTACCATCAACTACTTCCCAAGCATTCTTTTCAGTTGGAATATAATGAACACCAGGAAGACCTAACCTACGAATGGATCCAGGGTATATAGGCCCCAATTGATAATAATTGGACTTTTGAGTAAGCATAGGTCCAAGGGGAGTATCAGAGAGAGCCATATTACCTACAAATCTAGTGGTAAGAAAACTATTAATAAGAGTTGAAGTTTTAGGACGTATTAAATCGTGTTGTATATTTGTTCCTATAAAGAATACAGATTTTGCATGAGTAGCGTTAATCCACTCAACATATTTTGGATCCGATTCATCAAAAATGATATCGTCTAAAATATAGATTCTTGGTTTCGTTACTTCTTCTTTTTGAGGAAGTTCTATATAAGATGAAACTCGTGAAACAGGATACGAATATAAATTAGAAAGGCGAGCTGCTAAATTTTCAATCCAATGAGTTTTACCTGATCCAGGAGATCCCTGGAATCTGAAAATAGAGAAATCTCGTCCAGCGTTAGCCTGGACGGGCACAGGTTTGCGTGCTATACGATAAAGTTCATCGCGACGTTCAAGAAAATCAAGACGATCAATTTCGGGCATATTAATCCCAAATTCTTCAAGTAATCGCTCAATAAAAGCAATTTCTCGAGTACATAAATTTTGAACAAGATACTCAATTAGTTCATCAATATCCCAAACTTCTGGGGTACCAAATTGATTAGTATTCAAATGAGGTTTATGAGTTAAAGTCAAATGAGAAAAATCAGGTTTACGGTGAGTAAATTCAGTAAACCTTGGGTCGGAACAAGCTTGTACAACAGGATCTTGTACATCTATCCAAATAATACGGGACCATATAGCTGCTGCTGATGCATCAGCTTTATTACCTAAGGCTATAGCCTTGTCCTGAACGTTAGAGGTCATCAAGACAAGACGGGATTCAAAATTTTGTTTCTTTTCGGATAGAGAAGCACCTTGCATAGTGTAAGGAACAGAAGTAAAAATATTGTTAAAACCTAATAAAACAGAATCATTCTTTATGTCGAATAAAAATTCATCAACCATAGCAATCTCTTCGCCAGTATAGGTGTTATAATACTTGGCGTCAGGAGAACGATTGAGTTGGTACATTTTGTTGTGATTGTACTTCATTATGTTCTTTATTTGGTTAAATAAGTGTGGAAGAAGATGTGACTTTCCCACACCTCTGGGTCCTGAAAATAAAACTGGTATAGGGTCTGGACGAATTTTAGCTCCCATCAACATTTTTACCTCACTAATGCGAGATAAAAGAGTAGAATGCATAGAAACTAATAAACCAGATAAACCACGTACTGCAGCAGCATTAGTTCGGTTGGTTTTAGTAGTTTCCATGACTCTAGCTACTTCATCGGGAAGAGCTAATAAGCGTTCAGTTGCTCCATCGGTGGAACGGAGTTCTCGTAAAGGCATGGCTAAAAGTTTAGACATCTCCTTAACGAGATTCTTCATTTTCATGGAATCAGAACATTTAACTTCACCAAAAGCATTGGTGATAAGATCCATAATGCAAATATCGTTTCCAAAGAAAGCTTTAGAAACAGCTACAGAATTTGTTATATGCTTAGTAACGCTGCCTACAAAATCCCATTCTTGTTTGTTTGGGGAGTTCATAGCACATACGGCGCAAAGCATAGAACCTACCATAGCGACGGCTACAGTTCCAATTTTGATAAAAGGCATAATTTTGGAAGGAGCTTCAGCTTCGTCGATAAGTTCATCAACTGAAGGTTGTTGAACTTCATATTGAACATTTGCTTTAACAGGGACAATTCTATCTGTTTTGGGATTAAATTCAAATTCAAATGGATGGTTGGCACGAAAAGCGTCCCAATCCATAGAAGTATTAATAGTTTGTTCCGAATAATCTTCTTCATCATCCGAAGATGAAGAAGAAGAAGAAAGGGTAATTCTTTCTTTAATTTCAGGCTTAAGATATTTATCCCAAAATTCGGGAGTATGTTCTAAGGGGACTTCATTAAGATGGTGTAAATTAGCACCAATAGCGGAAGAAAACTTATTAAGTAATTCTAAAACACTATCCTTAACTAATGTAGCAATCTTTTGTACAACTTCCCAAGGGGAAGGTATATTATGAGTTAAAGAGAAAATACTCCATATGATATTGACTAAATTTAATAAAGTGGCAGCAAGTGTGGCACCGGCTGCAACTTTAGCTAGTTTAGAATCAGCACATGATACCGAGACAATACTAGAAATTAAAGTTATGAAAGTAGTAATAAACTGGGTAATAACTAATGTTCTAACGGTTGCGGGCATAAGTTCCCAAATCTTAGAAGCTGATTCGGAAAAATTTAGTGCGGAGTCAATTAAACTAGAGAAGGGACCTTGTGGTCCATCTCCTATCAAAGCATTTGCTTTGACTGGGGTGACGTCATAAATTGGGACCATATAAAAATCATTTTGGGTGTCAGCATGTATTCTGGGGGGACCAGAATACAAGCGGGCAGGGACCGGGAGAATTTGGGGCTCTCGAAGAGAGCGAATATGATCGGTGACGGGCCGAGGAGATAGAACAGAACGTCTTATCAGATGTGTCTTATCTGTATATAACAGATGAGACAAATCTAATTTAGAAAATTTTAATTTGGGAAAAGGGGTCAATTTCTGGGTGAAAGTCCTAATGGACTTTCGGGAAAGGGCAGGAAGAGACCAATCTTTGTTCCTCCAATGTGGAGGGAACTTAGCCTGAAGGGCTTTTCGTCGAATGTCGAGATCGACAAGAGTTTGAAGAGCTTTCTTAGAAAGCTCCATACGGGCGAGGAAATCCAATTGGGCCTTCTGCAAATTTTGCAGATGGCGGGCTTGGCGACGATGAGCTTGACGAGCTCGTCGTTCTAAAACGCGCGTAGAGGGGGTAGAAACGCGAGAGTAAGAGATTGAAACAATCTCTTTCGAAGCGTAGAGTTTGCCTTCAAGCGTGGCGCGGCGGGCGAATGGTCGATAGACCTTACAACCGGCGGGGCGAGGCGTAGAGGCAAGCGAAGCGTAGGGGAGGTACACGACTTCATAAGAGAAGTCAGTGAAAACCTCTTGCCACCGATATTGAAGATGGCTTTCGACGGCGTAAATTTCGCCGTGAAGCTCAAAAGTGAGCATGTCGGCGAGGTGGCGTTCAGGCCCGATAACGACAATAATGTCGTTAGGGGCGGGAACTGGGGGTTGTTGGGCGTAGACACGGGCGGGGACTTGGGGAGGGGCAGCTACTTCAACGTAGCGCCATCGGGTCCATCCGGCGGAGTCGACGTATTTCTCTTCAACGAGAACCATGACGATTGATGTCGGTGATGGTCGGGTGAGAGAGAAAAGGTGTGTGTGCAAGTGTTAGCAATGACAACTTTAAGTCTGTTGCTAAACAGTGTGCGTGTATATGCGTTGAGCGTTGTGACGGTCAGTGTGCAAGTGCGATAAGCAGTGTGCAGGTGAGCGTAAGCGAACGTTGTAAGCGCAGTGTTTGAAGGTAATGACAACTTTAAGTCTG